GGCGCACGCTGGCGACCGAGTTGCTGCCGAGCATCAGCGACTTTTTGCAGTCGCTCAATGACATTGCCGATGGCCCGGCCGGCCGTGGCGTCAAGCAACTGCTGAGCGAGATCAGCGCCGAAGTGCAGTTTCTCGCCGATTTGCTGAACGGCGACTGGGCGGGCGCTTGGGCCACCTTCTGGCCGGTGCGCATGATGACTGAGCGTGGTCAGGATTGGAGCAAGCCGCCCGGCGGAAAGCTCGAGATCGGCGTTGAAGGTGATGCGCTTGCGGGTACTCGGCCGGAGTTTGCAAGCGGCGTGCGCGCAATGATCGCCGCGGCGGCTGAGGAAGGACTAGTCATAGGCGTCAAAAACGCCAAGCGCGAGATCGAGGATCAGCAGCGTCTCTGGGAAGCCGCGCTGAAAAAGTACGGCGATCCGGAGATTGCGGACAACTGGGTTGCTCGCCCGTCGCCTAATGCGCCGCATGTGCGCGGGATCGCGGCAGACTTGAGCTACGGCAGCGATGCCGCGCGGGGAGAAGGTCGCCGCTGCGCGGACCAAAACGGCAAAAGTCACGCGCGGGCTGACGGACGCGGAGCGCAAGCATCAGAGGCTCATGCGCGAGGGCGATGCGGTCATAGAGTCGAACCGCACCGCCATGGAGCGATACACAGAGACGCTGGCGGAGCTGGAGCGCTTATATGAGGCCGGCGCGCTGAATACTGCCGCGGACCCGGATCGGTCAACGATGGCGGATGACATGGAGCAGTTCCGCCGTGCGGCTCAAGCTGCGTCAGACGAGCTGATGAACGCGGTCGATGCGGGCGAGCGAGTAAAAGAAGTTGTGGAAGAAACGAACGGCGCAGCCGAAAGCATGGGCCTGGCGTTTGAGTCGGCGATGGGTCGATTGATTACTGAGGGCGGAAAGGCCCGCGACGTGATGCGAGCGCTGCTGCAAGATATCGCGCAAATTTTGTATCGAGAGACGGCAGGCAAAGCGATCAGCGGATTTATCGGCGATGTCGTCGACAACCTGTTTCCCGGCAAAGCGGCCGGCGGTCCGGTGCGCGGGGGCACGCCGTACCTGGTCGGCGAGCAAGGTCCTGAAATCTTCGTGCCGGCCGCATCGGGCACCATCGTGCCGAATCACAAGATTAACGGCGGCGCCATGGCCGTGACGATCAATAACATGGCGTCCGGCGTCGATGTGCAGCCGCGAGAAGAGCCCGGCGGTGGGCTGACCATCGATATCGTGCGCGCGGCTTTAGCCGATGACGCCAGCCGGGGCGGCGTGCCTTGGGTGCGCAACATGGCCTCGGCCTATGGCCTGGGGCGTGGCGGATGAGCATTTCCGCAGAGCTTGTCGCACGCTATTCGACCGAGGTCGACCAGGATTGGTGGGAGGGGCTGGTCCTATCTCATAGCCTCGCCGGAGCACTGTACCTGTGCAATGCCGAGGCCCCGCAAATAGGCGAGGTCGACGGAATAGCCCATACGTTTCAAGCCGTGCCGTTTCGGCTCACACTGCCCGCACGCAGCGCCGACGGCAGGCAAGATTTGCGAGTGGAGCTGTGCGCCATCGGCGGTGAGGCGCAGGCGCACGTGAACACTGCGCTAGGTGATCCGACAGAGGGCATCCTGTTGCGATACGGCCAATGGCTGCGCGGCGACCCGACGCAGCAATGGGTGCCGTTGTTGCCGCTCACGCTAACAGAGGTAGTGATTACCGACACCGCTGCGGCCGCGCAGGCAAGCAGCGCAGACTTGCTCAATCGGCCATTTCCGAGCGTGCTGTATACGCGCGACCTTTTCCCGGGGCTGGATCGGTGAATTGGGAGCACCTGATCGGCACGCCGTTTCTCTGGGGCGGGCGCGATCCGGCACAGGGCCTCGATTGTTGGGGGTTGGTGCTTCAGCTCGTCCCTGGGCTGCCGGACTACACAGCAGACGACGAGGCGGCAGCGCAGCACATGATGACGACGCTACGCGCCGAGTATAGGCGCGTGGAGTCACCGCAGCCCGGAGATGTGCTGATCCTTGGCATCGGCAAGCGTCCTCATCATGCTGGCGTGCTCGTTGAGCCGAATCTTGTCGTGCACGCATCGCGTCCGCTCGGCACTGTCGCGCAGCCGCTTGGCCTTGTGCGGCAAAGCTATCCGCTGATTGAGGCATACCGATGGCCTTAATCCGCGTTCGCGTCAACCCGTTCGGCGCTGAGCCGGAGTGCCACGAGCACGACGGCCCGCTGATCGATTGGCTGCAATCGAATTATCCGCAGGGCTTCGGCCGCCCGGCGCAGGTGCGCGTTAACGGGGAGTTGCTAGAGCCGGCGCTGTATGACATCGAAGTCGGCCCGCTTGATGTGGTGGACATCGTGCTGTGGCCTTCTGCGCCTGTTGCAGCGTTTGCAGCTAGTGCAATTGGCAAAGCGCTCATCGGCGCCGCAATCTCTGCGGCGATCAGCTACGCCGCCAATGCGCTATTCGGCGCCAAACCGCCAAAGCCTTTCCAGGCGACTGGCACGCGCGGCAGCGCAAACACGCCAGCAGCCCGCCGCGTCAACAGCCTTGGGCTGCCCACAAACAGCGCGAGGCTTGGCGAGCCGATACCCGTACAATACGGGCGCGTGCGCTTTACGCCGGACCTGGCTTCTGAGCCATACATACAATTTACAAACAATAATCAGTACATCAACGCCATTTTTTGCCTTGGACATGGCGACTTTGATGTGCATGAGGTTTATGTGTCAGACACGCCGGCAAGCCAGTTGAAGCCTGGCGTTTTGTCCTACTGGGTTTTCCCATCATGGCGCCACGAAAAGCGCATGGGACCCATACAGTCTATTTCCGGGATCGACGAAGACGCAGAAACGTCTGTTGAGGTATCTGACCAGGAGCTGCAAGAGCCGGCGACCGAAACAATTACAGTGACAGAAACCGAAAGCCTTTCTGTCACCAATATCACTGGTCGCGGCACAAACTTTGTTCGGGCGATAGCGCCATGGCAGCCATTCGTATGGTCGTTCGCCGACCCCTCTACATACTGGATACAGAACAGCGGATCGGTGCATGTTAGGGAATACGATTCCGCAAATAGGAAGATTAACGAGTACGACGCATTTTTGGATACGGAAAGACTCAATAAGACGTATTTCGCCTTAAAAAACACAACAGGGGTGCCTAGTGTTGCCACACGTAGGTTTGAAATAGATTATCAATACACAAAACAAGTTAAAGCGCCTCGCGAGGCTGGCCCCTTCGCTGCGGTCGCGCCAGGCAAGCAAGCAAACTGGGTTAACGTCGATCTGCAATTCCCTGGTGGGCTGTATGCGGTCAATGACGCCAACGGCGACTTAACGAGATTCTCTGTCGGCGTGCAGATCAAAATCTATGAAATAGACGACGATGGCGATGTTATCGGCACGCTCTCAACTCACAACGAAGAGTTAAGCGCGGCAGACAACACGCCGAAGCGTTATACCTTTGGATACGGAGTGTCGTCGGCGCGCCGCGTTGCTGTCTCAGTGGCTCGCACGACAGAGCCCACCGGCCGCGCTCAAGATCAATCGAGACTCGTCTGGACGGGGCTCAGGGGGTTTCGGCGATCAACGCCTGGCGAAATCTACGGCGACACTACGCTGCTCGCCGTGCGCATGAAAGCGACCGACGGCATCAGCAGTGATGCGGCAAATCAAATCAGCGTGGACGCGACGCGCGTTGGCCTTGATGGCGAAAGCAATAACTCGGCGGTGGCATTCCGGGACATCTATACGTCAGACGTCTACGGCGGCCGCCGCCCTCTGTCTGAACTTGATGCAGACGCTATTGACGCGATGGAAAGCCGAACGGCATCACATAACGGCTTCAACTGGCGTTTTACGCGGCGCACAACGATGTGGCCGGCGCTTGAGTCGGTATGCCGGACAACCAATCATTACCCTGTCCCGCTCGGCGGCCTGATTAGCGTAGCGCATGACGCGCCGCAAGCGGCAGACACAGCTACTTTCACCGTCGACACAATGACCGACGCGCAAGTGTTAAGCCAATTTGATCAATCCAACGCGACGGACGGCTTTCGCGTTGAATACACCGTGCAGTCAACCGGCAAAGACGCCACGGTATTGTGGCCAGCAGACAGCGCGGACCCGGAAGACGTGACCTTAGACGGATGCTCCGATGCCGCCGTCGCGCTGGATGCGGCAAAAGGACTGTGGGCACGTCAGCAGTATCGGCGACAGTATCTTACCTGGACAACGGAGCTTGCAGGGCATCTAGTCGCTATCGGCGCCCGCGTGCGTGTCGAGCATCCGCTTGTCGGCACGTCTAGCTGGATCATCCAGCAAGCTGAGAGCCTTGACGAGCATCGCGTGCGGCTCACTGCGTGGCGCTACGACGAGAGGCAATACGCATGACGACATGGGCCGATCTGCGATTGCCGCCACCGACGGTGGACTCAGGTTACCGCATTGGCCTTGGGCTGGTGCGCAATCGCTTCCGCGGCGGCAACACGATTCAGCGGCGGAGGTACTTTCATTGGCCTCGGCAGTGGCGGCTGGTCTGGCGCGTCACTGGCGATCAGTGGCACACCATGAGCGCATTCCTGGCCGAGTACGGCGCTGACTGGTTTGTAATGCCGCTGGTATCGGGGCAAGTGGCAGATGGCGCGCTCGCGAGCCATACTGTGCGCATGATTGGCGACATCTCTGTCAGCGGCGAAACCTCGAACCTGCTTCGAATTGAGCTCGACGTTGAGCAAGCCAGCGGGATTACGCCGGCCAGCACAGACGGCTGGATATGGCCCTGTGCGATGCTGCAAGGCTACAGCTACGGCGAGGCATACGGGATTGTGCGCACGCCGTTTGAGGCATACACCGCACGGCAGAAGCGACTATTCACGCAACGCCCTCGGCTGTTTCAATTGCGCTGGCGGCTGACTCACGCACAGCTCGCGCAAGCAGAGGCGTGGATAAATGAGCGCGGCACGGCATGGCATACACTAGAGCTGCTAAGCGGCGAATCCGGGCGAGACGACACGACGCCGCATACCGTTAGATTGGCATCGGACCTCGCCGTAAACTATGTTGGCGGCGGCTATGCGGAGATGTCTGCGACGCTGGAGGAGGCATGCGCGAATGAAGAAACAGCTTTGCGTGATTACGTGCCGAGCGACGTGCTAACGTGCACAACGGACATTGCGCAGACTGTCGAAGTGAATTTCGACGCCGCAGGCTTTGCGGCCGCATGGGGCGATGAAACAGATTGGGGCCGCTACAACTGAGGATTAGGCGATGCCAGACGTAATCAATGGGTACAATCATACACGGCAGGTTTTGCTGAATTACGGCCTGGAAAACCAAGCCGGCAATTTCTATTTTGAGCTGCTGAACAATTCGGCAGTCTTCGATGCAACGCACACTGCATTGACAGATGTGGACAACGCAGGTGCCTATGAAGTCTCCGGCAACGGCTGGAGCGCGGGCGGCGAGGCCTTGACGCTCTCTGCGCTCACGCACGACACAAACGCAGTCCGGTTAGACTGTGAAGATCTTTCTATTACCGCAACTGGCGGCAACATCGGGCCAGCATACAAGGCCGTGATCTATCTAGACGTAGACGGGGGCGGGACGACAAAGCTGCCGCTGTTCTACATCGGTTTCGAGAGCAGCGAAACCGCGGTGCCTGGCCAACCGTTTGTGGTGTCCTGGTCGGCAAACGGCATTATTGAGTGGGGGCCTGCGGCCTAACGTCCGATGGCAATTAACCCGGTCTGGCTTGGCGGCGTATTGACCGATGCGCTTTATGCGCCGTCGGTCTACGGCCGTGGCGTGGCGCCGGGTTGGTTGGGCCTAGTTGCCGATGAGCTCTACCCGCCGTCGGTCTACGGCCGTGGCATAGCGCCAATCTCGCTGAACGACGTCGACGCGCTTTATGCACCAACGGTCACAGGCTCGCGCGCTCAGGTTGACCTAGTATCGCTCGGCCTAGAGACAGATGCCCTCTATGCGCCGACGGTCTACGGGCATGGCGTGGCGCCTGTCTCGATCGGTCTATTAACTGATCGACTGTATCCGCCATCGTCGCTGACGATTACCGGCTGCGACGGCATCCGTAACCGCCTCCAGGCATTGGCCGACGGCCAGCAAACGCTTGCCGACACATCAGGCGCCGATGTGGTTGCGGAGGTTGCCAGACTGCTGGCGATCATCAAACCAGAGCCGTGCGTGTCATGGGTGGAGATCGGCGGCGAGTGGCTGCCGGCGCTCAGCACGCTTGTCTGGCGCATCAACAACCTAGGCGGGGGATTGTCTCGCTGGAAATACTGCGGGCTCGGCGGGGAGGAAACCATTACCCTGCCGTCTACTGTCACGCCAGCCCGGACCCGCGTTTGGGTAAACGGCGCGGCAATTGGCCCGACGGATGTCACCATTGCGGCCGATAGCGTAACGCTGGCATGGCCGCTCAATCGCGGCGATCAAATCGAAGTGAGGACATACGGATGAGCTGCTCCGGCGACACACGCACGCTGCTCAACTGCATCGAGGCCGTATGCAACGAGGCAAACGCCCATGTTGCCGATATCCGCCGCCTGCGCGATCTGGCGCAGCAATTACGCGAAGAGCTTATTGCGGCGCAGCAGCTACTAAGCTGCGTGCTGACGGGCGATGACGAAACCGCATGCAGCGGCCTTCCGTCGCTTGCTGCGGCGCTTGCCGCGCTCAATGCGTGCAGCATCACCAGCATCGCGACGGAGACAGCCACCGCAACAGCAGGGCAGGCAACATGGACCCTAAGCACAGCGCCCGCAAGCATCGAGCACCTGGACGTGGCCATCAACGGCGCGCACGCCCAGCCGTGGGCTGATTACACGCTGAGCGGCGACACGATCACATTTACCAGTGCGCGTCTAGCGGGCGATGCGCTGACGGCCTGGAGGTTCATCCCATGAGCTACCCCGAGAATCTAGCGCGACATGCTCGCATCCCTGCCGGGCAGATACCGATCGAGGTCGATACCGCGCAGGACGCGCGCGATGCGCTTGCGGCGCTTGGATATCCAGCCGCATTTATTACGCGCGGCGCGCTTACAAAAGGCGACGGCGGTGGCGGCCACTTCTACCCAATCGAGGGCGCCCCAGAGACGTATACAGATGACCTCGGTATGCGCCTTCTGCCAACTGGCGGCGATGGTTCATTGGCGCTTGAACGCGACACGTCCTACCACCCAAACGGCATTCCCGTGCAGGCGTTTGGCATCATCGGTGACGGGTCGTGCGAGTGGGCGAAGTGGGAAGCGATGCTTCAGGCGCTTGGCGGCGACATCGGCGGCGATGAGATGCGCGGCGAGCCAATTTCGGTGGCGGACCCGGTGAGCGCTGAGCGGGAGTTTGTGATTCGCGGACCTTTGTTCGCGCGGGATAACATAACATTGAGGGTTGCTGCCGGATGCGGAATCCGGAACGCTAACATCACGTCAGCGGCCAAGAAAATTGGTGCCGCTGCCTCAACTAATCTCAGTGGCGCTGTTTTTTGGGCTGGATCATTCAGCCCCGAATATCTGCCAGACCATCCCGATGTAGACAACCTAGGGAAAATGGCTGCGTATGCGTTGGAGGAGGCGGAGCCCGGCAGCTATACCGTCGAACTGAGTACGGCTGGAGACGCCACTTACTTTACTGTCGGCGATCGGGTACTTGTGCGTAACAGCTATCGGAACTTGCTTACCATTGTTGACGATATTGATGGCGCTACGTTAACGCTTCGAGACCCGATCTTTTGGCCGCTGACGCAGTTGCCGAGCGCGTTTCCTGAATATAAAAACTATTTATACATCGTCAATTTTAGTACTGCGCATGGGCGCGGTACTCAACAATATAATCTGCAATGTGGTTCTGACGCGCTTTTCAGCGGGCCTGAATACGTAGACATTGTTCCGCATGCGGTGCGCAATTTCAGCATCATTTGCGAGCCCGGCGGTTGGCTAAAATCAGACGCCTTTCCCGTATCAAGCGGCAAAGAGGCCTGGTACGAGGGCGAAATTACTGGTGGAGAATGGAACGGCGTTATCGGTTTTTATCACAACGCTTTAAGCCATGTTCCGCATACGGACGTGCACTGTCGTTATAGGCGCAGAATTTGGGAGTTTGCTGACGGCTATTACAATAGCCCAATGACTCGCTGCATATTTTCTCGGGATACGTCTACCGACCGATTCGAAGTCGGCGATCCGGCTATTGTGTCTGTTCGATTGGGGCAGCTATGCCACCACAAAACAATCAAAGTTTTTGATGATGTGCCATGGGGAAACACCGGAGGCGCAAGTCTAAGCAAGTGGCTCACCTCCGATGGTTTTGATTATTCCAGCACAATCGAAGACTTCGATTTTGTGATTAGCGGAGAAGATGATGTAGGATACGTCAATATTATTGAGATTCGTGCTGCGGCGGCTGCTGATCACGTTTCTGGGGAGAACGCAGACGTAAACCCGTATCAATCGGAAGCGCATAAACGGTTGCATAAGCCACGCGCAACGACCCTAAGAAACGGCGTGATTACGATAACATCAGGCGCAGTGTATCGGTATCTTTCGTGCGAGTCTTGGTTCGGTGGCCAAGATGAGGGAGCGCCGCAAGATAATATGTTTGATAACGTGATTATCAAGCATGATGGAGATGTACGCGGGCAGGGCATTCTTCTTGCTGCCGATTCTGGCGGAGTAATTCGTAATTGCACAATCCCTGGAATTCTGTATTTGCCAGAACAGTCGCGCGCGCCGATTGCTGACGGTTTGAACGCCACGGATTTGTGGACTTTTGATAATTTACAAGTTGACGAAATCTATAACACCATCGGCGGGTGGGACGGTTCATCAAACGATGAGGAAGCGGTATCGCCAATCGAATTTGGCGGAGTAACGGGCGGCCGTTCTGTTGCGCGGGTGCCGCGTGCGGCAAAAATTCTTCGGCGTGGCATGCTGCCTTTGCTTGCCTACGAAGATTATGGTTACCAGCATTATAGGGCCGGAACTGGCGATCTTTTTCAGATCAACATACCCCCCGGATTGCCCTGGGTCTTGCATGACGAAGTAGAGTTGCGAATTAGTCTGTTCCTCGTTGGTACTTCCCTTGCCGACACGGTATTGACGCTTTATGATCGTGGGCCGGATACTGATTTATGGCAGACTGTTTTTTCCGTCACACAACCCTCCGGCTCCGGAGCGGAAGCCCCGAATTACGAAGACATGTGGAGAGACCTGGTTATTCGCATGCGTGTTTCTGATTTGACCTGGGAAACAGGAGATAGGCGCGAAGGGGTTGTGCGACGCATTGTCTATTCTGTAGATTACAGTGGCCCTGTCGGCGTTACACGATCGGTAAAAGCCAGGGGAAATCGACCAGCCGCCGTTGACAACGACATTGATCTAAATTCGGATGGTCGACAGTTGCGACTGCACGTAGATCGCGGGGCAGCTAGTGCAGCAACGCGGGCTGTGCCACAAATCAAATGCAACCTCCGCTGGTGGCCGCGCTGATGCTTAGCCTCCTGCCGCCAGGGCAAACGCTGTCAAACGCGTGCAACCTAGGCCGTAGGCTTTGATGATGTCAGCGATCACGTCCGGTTCAGAGTCGCCGCCCCGCTGGCGCCTGTTTGCTTCTTCGGCAATGGAAATAGCGTTAGCCCCGTCTTGCAATCGGATCACGTCTGAGCCAAGCGTGATGTACGTTGCGTGTGCCTCAAAATAGTCCATGCGTTTTACTCGCGACGACGGTTTCGCACACGCGAAAGGTGGCGCGGATGATGGCCATCGATGAGCCACGCGCACGCACCTAGCGCGGCAAACGCCAGGAATAGGCAGGCGGCCATCAGGAGCACGGCCAGCAGCGGATCGAGTAGGGCTTCAAGCATCATGTTTCCTCCGATTTTTTGCTCTGGTCAGTGAGGCGTTTTTCAGCGGTTTCTGCGCGTTTTCGCCAGTAACAAACGTCACAGAGGTCAAGGTCAACTCCTTTGGTTCGACCGTGGCGGGTAGGGTTGATAGCGTAGCTGCCGCATCGTTTGCATGGCCTCATGTCAAAACTCCGTCCTCGCCTTCCGGCGAGCCGTCGACGACTCGGGCTAGCTCGACTAGTTCGGCGTCTATGCGCTCGATGTAGTCCATCAACTCGTGTTGATGCTGTTGCCACTGAGCGACGTACTTGCCGAAAAGGGCATTCCGATACGCCTCCAGGTCATCTAGCGCAAGCCGGCGCTTGTCGCCAATATCGCGCATGCGCAGCCGCGCTGCCTGACGCAGCGCGCCGCGAACGGCCCGCTTAGTGTGCCGGCGTTGACAACAGGGGGTGTGGTTAGCCATTTTCTAATCCTCAAGAACAAACCAGCACGAAGCAATCCCCGCCTCGGCTTTGTATTGTCTGCCCGTGCTTTCGGTCAGCTTCCTAGCTTGTTGTTCTGCACGCCGTCGCGTATCTGACGGGCATTCGTCGCGCTCAGGGCAGATCATCAGCGAGCCACGTCCACGACGCCACGTGCAAAGGCAAGACTCAGCGGCGACTAGGCCGTCGGTAATTGGGTTTTCAAACCCTATCCCGGCGAGACGGTAGAAATCCGTTAAAGTTATTGCCTTAAAGGCGTTCATTTGTTGCCCTGCGTCTAGTTGTTGCTCAGTATAGACGCCTGCTGCCTACCTGTCAACCCGAAACTTACACATTAAGCAAAAAAAAGCCCCGCAGGAGAAACGGGGCATGCAGCACAGGAGAAACGACAGAGGCAATCGTGTGTTATGCAAAGCGTAGCGCATCGTCGACATCTTGTCTAGTCATAGCGTCGGGCGCAACGGCCCGAAGCAAGTAGTCTAGCGCAGCAGAATAGAGCCGCTCGAACTCGGCTTGCGGCATAGCGTCGAATGCAATGCTGTGCGCGAGCAGCGTTCCGTCGGGCGCGATGTCGAACCATCCTGCCCCGATGACAGCCCATGCCTTCAGCGAGCTGTCAGACATGGGGGTATCCAAGAACTCGGCAAAGTAGCGAAGCATCGCCCAGAATTTGCGATGGTGGCCGGCGTTCCGGTCGCCCGTCACATGCGCGTCGATCATGTACTGTCCGCCGATGCGCATATGGTGCTGCGGATTTTCATCAGCGATCCGCAACACGCCGTCTCCGTGGTAGATAACAGCGAGGTTCATCACAGCCCACGCCTGTAGTAGTGGGCCATTAGTCGCCTTCCTTGAGCGACGCAAGGTATCGCTTCTGTTCTGCCGTCAGAGAGCGCGCAATCACCGCCCGCACGGAGGGCGGCGCCGCAAGCACGTTTGCAGCGAGCCACTCGTCGTCGCCGTGCTCAATGGCGGCAATGCAACCGCTTAAAAGAGCGGATGCTTGTTTTTCTGCTTGCGCAACTTGCGGTGCAGATGTCGATGCAGCAGCGTTGCCGTCGTCATCCTCTGGCGCAATGCCGACGACCGCCATAAGCGAATAGCGCCTGGCATACGTCGAGCTGCTCGCGAAGCCTTGCGCGTCCTGCTTGCTAGCGATCACAGGCCAATCGCAGGAGATACCACTTTCGGAGGCGACATGGTACAGATGGCACGATACCACCCATGTGTCAGTACTTCGCAGGCTCCAGTGAATCACGATGCCCTCGGCCGAGAGGGCAGGCATGACGGCATCCAAGCACGCCTGGAGGTCGGCGTACTTGGAGCCGAAATGCTTGTTCAGCGCCGTTTTTAGCGCTGGCTTGAATTTCGATTGAGCGGCAAGAAGTGCCGCATAGATTGTTTTGTGCTCTGTCATGGGGCGGTTTCCCTTGTGTTATACTAGAGTCTACAGTATAGCAAGGGGATAACCGCATGGCAACACAAAGCGCTCGGGAAGCGATCAAAAATCTGCTGTCACAATATCGATATGAGCCTGGGCTTGGCGCGCTCGCTGACCGAATCGGGGTATCTCGTGTGACGCTCTACAAGTGGGCCAAGCAGGGATATGTCAGCGAAGAGTTCTGCGACAAAGTAAGCGAGGTCACGGGCTGGACGCTCGGCCAGCTTCGCCCTGACTTAGCGAGCCACTACTATCATCTGTACGAGCGCTTCCTAGACAAAACGCACTCTGATCCGCCGGCGTGACCGGGAAACGAAATCGCAAGCGGTTAGCGGCACTGGCGGAGCAGGGGTGCATCCTGTGTCGCGTCCTGGGGATGCCAGGAACGCCGGCGGAGATTCATCATCTGAGAGCCGGCCAGGGGCTCGGACAGCGCGCTCCTGACTCTGAGGCTATTCCGCTATGTCCTGAGCATCATCGAGGAGCGACTGGGCTGCACGGGCTCGGAACGCGCGGGTTTGCGGCCACCTACGGGCTGACCGAGCAAGACTTGCTTGAGCGAGCTAACGATTATCTAGGCCCTCAAGACGCTTGATGTGATGGATCAGCGTGACGATGGTAGCGGCGTAATCCTCGGCCGCAACGTAGTTTCGCAGCACGATAGACTCGTACAGATCGATCGTCACTCGCTTGAGGTGATCGCGTGTGTTAGTCAGTTCGTTGCTCATGTGTACTTCTCCAGCCGCTCTACTTCAGCCTTCGCGTAGAACAGAATCTTGCGCGCATCCCGAAGCTTGTCAGAGTGCGATGCCTGCCCGTAGCGATAGCATGCTCTGAATATTTCCCCAATCTGCGCGTTCATGTCTCGGTGTGAGATCAGGTCTTGCAGCTCTGTCGCGCCCTCCGGCAGCTCGTAGTAGCTGGCCGTGGAGCCGTCTGAGGCTTCTCCGCTGTGGAACGTGGGCCGCCTTCTTATTGGTGGTGGATCGACTCGCGGATACATTAGTTTTTGCCCTGTAGGTTCTGGTCGATAGGATCGACATCCGGCCAAGAGTAGCGGCGCAGGTGTTCGAGCTCCAGCCCGTCAAATATCACTTTCCCGCCAGATCGCGCGAAATACTGCACGCGAGGTGCCCAGCGGTCCCGTGCGGCTCGCGTCCCGTCTTTGCGGTACGCGGCTAGCCTGCGCCAGCCGACGAGCACGGCGTGGCGCTTAGGGGCTTCCAGCCAGTGCCCAAGCCTCGGCTCGTCAAGCATTTTCAGCGCGTGTTGGGCAAAATCCTCGCCGCAACTCTGCACGCCTAGCGTAGTGGCGTGGTTGAAGGCGATTATGTCGATGCAGCCGAGGAAGTCTCGGCGTACTCCTGCGCCGGGAATCCACCGCTCTACCACGTCGCATTGCATGCCTGCTTCCTGCAGTAGCGCGATTGTGCGCTCAGTGTGCTTGCTCATCGTCAGTGCCTCACTTTTTTCTGCGGCGCCACGCCTGCCTCGCCATGCCGAGCCTAGCCCGGCCGCGCCTTGCCTCGCCTGGCCTTGCCATGCCTGCCGTGTCTTGCCGAGCGCAACAGCGCCGTCCGTGGCAAATCGATTCCGTTAGGCCGCTTGGCTGTTCGCGGCTGCGGACTCAATGGTCGCGCGGGCCAACCCAACCTGATCTTCAAGCTCGTCCATCAACGGCAGTAGGTTGAAGTATTTTGCGTAAGCCCGAGCACGACGCAGGTTTGCGGCGGCGCGGTCAAACTCAGCGAGTAGCGCGTCTCTCGCAAGGTCTTGCTGCGAGCGAATGGCGGTCACGCTCACGTACCCCTGATCTTGGGGCTTGGCTTCGGGGTCGCGGATGTATTGGTTTACATCGAACCTCTTGGTCTCGGTGCTGACTTTCAGCGTCACACTGCGCAGCAGCGTTCGGGCCTGCATTTCGCGGTATCGTTCTGCGGCCACATCGTCGTTCCACTCGAAGTAGTCATGGAGCGGCGAGTTCTCGTCGCGCGCCGCGTCTACGATCATTCTCGGCGTGATCTTGCCGCCATTTTGTTTAGCAAGCCGATTGAGTTCGGCAGCCATCGCTTGCTTGCGATCGTTGGCTTCGCTCATCATAGTTTTCTCGGGTTACTTGTATCAGCGCCCGTCCCTAGGCAGGATCGCGCTGGTTAGTCGTTCATCTCAGCCATTGCCGGGGTCTTATCCAGCAGCCCCGTCATGCCCCGCCGCTCGATCTCTGAGTCATACCAACTGGCAAGCTCTTCCGTCTCGGAATCATAGTAGGCCGGGCTCTTGATGGCTTCGATCTGCGCTTCGCGGTTCCCGGTGCTCATCAGCATCTGCACAACCGGATGCTGCGGGTCTACCACCTGGAAGCGGCCGTAGTTGCCGCTGCCCTTCTCGACGCGCCAGTCGCCGATGCCCTGCGTCATGCCAGCAGCCGCCAGGAGGTTGGCCACCGTGCGCTGATTAAGCAGCGGCACAGTGTAGGTCACGCGCAGCTTTGCGCACCAAGTCGGGAATATCGCGCGTGTGCGCACATCCGGCGTCTTGTTGATGTCCGCGGAACGGGTCACGGCCATCATCATTTCGGGTACGCCAAAAATACCGATCTCGTCAGTAGCGTGGATGCCCTCGACGAACAGGAGTCTGCCGATCTTGGTTTTGGTCGCGCCCGGCATATCGAGAGCCGCGCCCATAATGGCGCCCTTCGGAGCGGTCGCCTTAATGACTGCCAGCGTGTCCGCATCCTCTGACCGCGCGGTGTACATGCTGCGCACAAACTCTGCATAGGGCTGATGTTTCAGGGTTGACGCCTTATCAGCTCCGGTCTTTCTTCCCGGAGGCAACAGGAGCTGCTGCATCGCTTTTGCGCTCATCGCGTTCATGATCAGCGGCGATTCGCCGAGAATCACGACCTCGAAAGTCTCGCGTCGAAGCTCTTGAACCTCGATAGAAACGTCGGTTGTCTTACGTGTTGCCATTGGTTTGTCTCTCTTTCTGTTTTGCAGCGATCATTGCTGCGCTGTTGCTAGGGCGATTTAACCGTCGCCCACATCGGTCTTTGCCTCGCCTGCCGTGTCTTGCCGCGCCTTGCCCGGCCCTGCCAAGCCCCGCCTTGCCTCGCTGGCATGAGGCATACTGTAGCCGAGCCATAAACACACGTCAAGCGTAGACATCAAAAAAACTTGTAGCTATACTTCGCCCCCATGGACACACCACTAGACAGATGCATCCAGGCCGCCGGCAGCCAGAGCGCGCTTGCTCGGATTGTCGGCACGTCGCAGGCGGCGATATCGTGGCGCGTGCGCAACGACAAGCGCTCGATCCCGTGGGAGTGGGCTGTGGCAGTGGAGCGCGCTACGGGCGTGCCGCGTGAGGAGCTGCTGCCGGAGTTGTTCGAATGATCTGGACACGCGGCGCATCGTGGCAGGACTCTGACACAGGGCATCGCGTCACAGCCATTCGCGTCGGCGACGCGTGGCGCTTTATCGCGCTAGGGCCGGATCGGGCTGAAGGTTGGGACTATCGCGCATGGCGCGATGGCGAAGCCACCCACTGGAGCGGCGAGGAGCCGAAGGCGCACTACGAAGCAGGCGAGCGCATCCCGCAGCCGCGGGAATGGCTCGGGACGTTTGACACAGCAGAAGAAGCACGACGGAGGTGCGAAGATGACGCAACACAGGCCGAAAAGCAGGTACAGGAACATGACGCCTGAGCGGGCACAAGAGATACGCCGCGCGTACTTTGCCAGAGAGGCCAATCAGCGCGAGCTTGCAGAGCGCTACGGCATTCGGCAATGCAGCGTTTCTCGTATTGTGAGCGGGCAGGTTTGGGCAGATTGAGGCGCCATTGCGTGATGCGTCACCATCACGCAATGGCTATCACCAATGCACTAGAATGTACGAAACGATAAAGAGTTCTTTGAGCATTTTGCGTATTTGATCAAAGAGCTGCGCCGAGTGATGATGCCGGGAAGAGACATCAGTTTTCATTGCAAGCTGATCCCGACCTCAAAGGAACGGGACGGCTATATCGGCTTGCGCGATTTCAGGGGCGATCTAATCCGCGCGTTTCAAGCAGATGGGTTTATTTATCACTCAGAGGTTGTCATTTGGAAAGACCCGGTTACTGCCATGCAGCGCACAAAAGCGCTTGGCCTGCTGCATAAAACGGTGCGAGGCAATGCGGCCATGAGCCGGCAAGGCATACCGGATTATCTCATCACGATGCGCACGCCAGGTGAGCAGTCGCAGAAAGTGACTCACGACCCGCAAAGCTATCCGGTTGATAAATGGCAGCGCGTTGCGTCGCCTGTCTGGACCGATATTGATCCGGGCGATACGCTGCAATATCGCAGCGCGCGAGAGCATGATGACGAGCGCCACATTTGCCCATTGCAGCTTGAGGTAATACGCCGGGGCATAGATTTATGGACGAATCCTGGCGATATTGTGCTATCGCCTTTCGCGGGTATCGGCTCTGAGGGATACGTGGCGCTTGAGCTCGGTCGAAGATTTGTCGGCGTCGAGCTGAAGGAGAGTTATTACCAGCAGGCGATGCGCAACCTGCAAAACCAAGGCGCCCAAGGCGATCTGTTTGCGGGGGTGTTGTGATGGATTACGGCCTTTTTCTCGATAGTAAACTGCGCGCACATGAGCCACAGGGTTTTGACGTGGCGGCGCGCGACATTGATCATCTGAGACTATTCCCGCATCAAGGCGCGCTAGTGAGATGGGCTTGCCGAAAAGGCCGCGCAGCCGTCTTTGCGGATACAGGACTCGGGAAAAGCAGAATACAAATAGCATGGGCTCATCTTGTGTATGAGCGCACGGGGCTTGATGTGCTGATGCTTGCGCCGCTTGCTGTGGCTGAGCAAACAAGCGAGGAAGGGAGGGAAATTGGAGTAAATGTTACCCATGCCCGCGACGGTGCAGACGTTCGCCCAGGGCTAAACATTACCAATTACGAGCGCTTGCACCGCTTTGATGCGTCGCGCTTTGGCGCAGTAGTTCTTGACGAGTCTAGCATCATCAAACACCATGACGCTAAGACACTGCGCGTGTTGATGGATGCCTTTGCAAGCACTCCGTATCGCCTGTGTGCAACGGCAACGCCCGCACCGAACGACTGGACAGAGCTAGGTACGCACGCAGAGTTTCTTGGCGTGTGTACGCGCAGCGAAATGCTTTCCGAGTTCTTTGTTCATGACGGCGGCGAGACTCAATCTTGGAGGCTAAAAGGTCATGCTCGCGGCGAGTTCTGGAGGTGGGTTTCATCTTGGGGCGCGATGATTCAAAGCCCGGCCGACCTTGGCTTTGATGCGTCTATGTATGATTTGCCGCCACTGCAAATTGAGCAGGTATCGGTAGCGAATGATCAGGCTCCAAAGAATGGCGAGCTGTTTGCAACAGAAGCCCGCACGTTATCGGAGCGTCGGCAAGCGCGCAGAGATTCGTTGCGTCATCGCGTCGACGCTTGCGCAGCAAGGGTAAACGGCAATGAAGAGCCTTGGATAGTGTGGTGCGAGCTAAATGCAGAGGCAGACGCCCTGCGTGCAGCGATACCTGATGCTGTTGAGATTAGGGGCAATGACACGCCAGAGCGAAAAGAGCAGGCGCTTCGTGATTTTGCACACGGGCATATTCGCGTGCTCATTACTAAGCCAAAAATTGCAGGCATGGGGTTAAACTGGCAGCACTGTGCGCATGTTGCATTTGTTGGCGTCACGGACTCCTACGAGTCTTATTACCAAGCTATCCGTAGATGCTGGAGATTTGGACAGAAAAGAAAAGTAACGGCATATTTGTTTGTCTCTGACCTCGAGGGCAGTGTTAGAGCAAACTTGGAGCGCAAAGAAAAGGACGCACAAGCGATGATGAAAGCGCTCAAGGTTGAGACCGCGGAATCCGTTAAGAGTGAAGTACTTGGGCAGCGTAGACAAAGCAACATTTACAGCGGCAAGGAACCAATCGAGCTGCCGCGTTTTATGCGCATGGGCGTTGCAGCATGACCGGGCCAATAGCAGCAGCGGCAACCGCGCTACTCGTCTTCGGTCGCGCAATCCAACAGCTCAACGTCACCGGGGGCCATTATATCGCGGCCGCTTTGACGCCAATGCTGATAGCGGCCGGCGAAATTGCCGTAGTCGGCGCAATTGTGCTTGATGGTTGGGCGGCATGGCCGTGGATAAGCCTCGGTGGCGGGATCGGCGCGGTTTCGGCTATGCGGCTGCATTGCGCTGTCAAGTCGTGGCGCGTGGCAAAGCGCGGTTGATGCCGCAAAAGACGAGGCGCGGTATAATAGATGCGCCTTGGGCTAGCCACCCAAGGCCAAAACAGCAACGCAAGACTCGCCCCGCTATTGGGGCGAGGGACGCGGTCGCGTTGCGTTGCCGACCCGCCCTTGGCCGGGCTCCCTCGCCCGAGTAGCGGGGTTTTCTGTGTCTGCACGTCCTTACTTCGCGTTCTTCCCCGGCGACTACCTCGCCGACACCATGGGCCTGTCGTGCTGCGAGCACGGCGTCTACCTGCTGCTGCTGGCCGTGAGCTGGCAGCGCGGACCACTTCCAGACGACATGGATCACCTGGCCAGGCTGGCCGCCAACCCTCCTATCGAAGCACTGCGCTACATCCTCCAGAACTACTGGACGCTGGAGGAGCGCGGATGGGTCAACAAGCGGCTGGAGGTCGAGCGTGAGCGGCTGGAGGACCGGAAGGCTAGGCAATCGGCCGCCGGTAAGAAGTCGTAATCCCCCCGGACGTGGACGGCCAAGCGTGGGAGGATTTCTTGGCGCATCGCAAGGACATCCGCAAGCCTCTCACGCCCCTGGCGGCAAAGAAGGTCGTCACCCTGCTGAGCCGGCACACGCCGGAGCAGCAGCGCGAAATGGTGGACACGACGATACGCAACAGGTGGACGGGAGTATTCCCGCCCAAAGGCAACAACCGTGGAGCAAAGCGGCGTGAATACTTCAACCTTGACTGATGCCGACAAGACCCGCTTCCAGGACACTCTGGCGGCGGTTTATGACTACTACGGCAAGACGTTGACCGAGGCGGCAGCCAAGCTGTGGTGGCGCACGATGCGGGCGCGCGTGAGCATCGAGCAGTTTGAGGGGTTGATGGCCAAGCAGCTCGAAACGTCGGAGTTCCTCCCGCGCATCGCTAACATCGTCGAAGCGCTCAACCCGCACCCTGCGCCTGAGGAAGCGTGGAATCGCGTGCCGAAGAGCGAGTACGAAGGCGGCTGGGTCACGGACGAGATCATGGCAGGGCTTGCTGCTTGCCATGACTCCATCGACCGGGGCGATATGGTCGGCGCCCGGATGGCGTTCATCGAGAGCTACAAGTCCGCCATCGCCGGTAAGACGGATCGCCCGCGCTGGTGGCTTACGCGGCCGATAGGGCAGCGGGAGCCGGACAGGATCGCGTGGGAGGAACAAATGTTTCTGACGGCGCCGGACCCGGTTTCACTGGAAGCCCTACCGGACGCGCGGCATCGCATAGAGAACCAAAAGAACGGGACAAAGCCGTTGCTTACTGGCGGCAAGGGCATTGCAGGACTACTGGAGGCGCAGAATGGCTAATCATGGCTGGACGAACTTTGTCATCCCGCCGCGCACGAAACCGCCGGAGCAGTCGACCGAGGCAGACCTTCGACGCGGCGCTGTGCGTAGGCGCATAGAGGACATCCACCAGGCGCAAGAGTTAGGCGAACTGTTAGATGTTGAGCTATACTATGACGAGCTGTTAACCGCAGGAGAAAACAGTGAAAGGCGGAGTAAATAAAGCAATCCTGATCGGGCGCGTCGGGCAAGAGCCGGAAATGCGCTACACGCAGGCTGGTCAAGGTGTGGCGACGTTCAGCCTGGCAACGAGCGAGAGTTGGAAAGACAAGAACGGCCAGCCGCAGGAAAAAACCGAGTGGCACCGCTGCGTGGTGTGGGGCAAGCTAGCTAAAGCGGTAGTGTCGAGGTATGTCCACAAGGGCGACGCTCTGTATGTCGAAGGCCGCATCCAAACGCGCAAGTGGCAGGACAAGACCGGCAACGATCGGTACACGACTGAGATTAATGTCAGCCAGCTCCAGATGCTAGGCGGCTCAAAGTCCAGTGAGTCACAGGACTACCAGGCTCCGCCTGATGTTCACGCAGGCGGTGGCTTCGAGGACGAAATCCCCTTTGACGTTGCGTGCAGGGGGTGGACATGAGCCACCTCGACGACCAGCGAGAGTTCCACGAGGCGGTTGGCCACCCTGTGCAAACGGAACCGCGCTTGCCTAGGCTTAGTGTTGAGCCGCTGGAACTGGCAGAACCAATGTTAGCGATTTCCGCGTTAGAGTGTTTAGCAGACAAAGCGAAAGAAAAAGGCGGTGACAGATATCTGCGGATCGGCCTGATGGCCGAAGAGATGGCCGAATATTTGAACGCGGAACTAGACAGTGATTTAGTGGCCATCGCTGACGCACTAGGCGACATCGGCGTGATCGCAGACGGGACGGCGCTGGCCTACGGCATCCCGCTTGACGACGTGCGCAAGGAGATTCACCGGGCCAACATGAGCAAGCTAGGCGAGGACGGTAAGCCGATCCTGCGTGAGGATGGCAAGGTGCTAAAAGGCCCGAACTACACGCCGCCGGACATCCGCGCTGTAATCAAAGGGGCAAAAGCATGAAGTGGACTGACGCAGAGGACAATTTTGTCCTCACGATGAAGGCACGCAATGCCACTTACGCGAAGATCGCCGAAGCGCTGAAC